ATAGAAATTTTCCAGGGCGGCAGGCAGGTCGATGCGACCGGCCGGGAACATGACGGCGACGCCATGATTGACAAGGCGGTGGCGACATTCGACGCCGGCCACCACGAGCCGCCGATTGTCGTGGGGCACCCGAAGGACAACTCGCCGGCGTTCGGCTGGATCAAGGAGCTGAGAAGCGAGGCGGTCGGCGGGGTGAAACGGCTGTTCGCCAGGGCCGGCGAGGTGGTGCCGGAGTTCGAGGAGCTGGTGAAAGGCGGCCGGTTCAAGAAGCGATCGGCAGCCTTCTATCCGGACGGCCGGCTGCGGCACGTCGGGTTCCTGGGGGCGGTGCCGCCGGCGGTCAAGGGGCTGGCCGATCTCAAGTTTGAGGAGGACGGGGAGCCTGTCAGCTTCGAGTTCTACGACCACAACCTGGGGCGGATCGGCAGGATGTTCGCCCGGTTGCGGGAATGGCTCATCGAAAAGGACGGGATCGAAGTTGCGGACCGGATCATCCCGGACTGGGACGTGGACGATATGAAGCAGGAAGCAAGCCGCCCGGAGGATGGGACCTCGGCGGTCTATAACGAGAAAAGTAAGAAGACGGAGGTCGAAATGCCTGAAGAAAAACAATTCTCAGAGGCGGACGTGAAGGCCAGAGAGGAGGCTGCAGCCGCCAAGGCAAGGGAGGACGCCAGAAAGGAGGTCGAACGGGAGTTCGCCGAAAAGGAGCGCAAGCGCGGCATCGACGAGTTCATTGCCCGCAACTTCCCCAAGGATGGTCCGGGCAAGCTGCCGCCTGCCCTGCTCGATGCCGGGGTCCGGGAGTTCATGGAACAGCTCGACGGCGAGGCTATCGAGTTCGCCGAGGGCAAAACGGCAACACCTTTGACCTGGTTCATGAACTTTCTGGAGGGGCTGGACAAATCCGGCCTGTTCAGGGAGGTGGCGACCAGGGATAAGGACATCGGCGGCGGCAATGCCGGGGCAAAGATTGCCGAGATGGTCGCGGCAAAGAGGAAAGAGAAGCCGGACCTGTCGTACAGCGCGGCGTTTGCCGAAGTGCAGACCGAGCATCCGGACCTGGCGAAGGAATACCAGATCGAGATGGGCAGGGAGTAAGACCCTCACCCGGCCTTCGGCCACCCTCTCCCAGGGGGTGAGGGGAAATGAATAAACAAGGAGTAAATAAAAATGGCAACCGAAAACAGAGTACTTGATGTTTCCTTCCCGGCCGCGGAGGACCTGTCCAACGACCAGTACCGGATAGTGGTGCTGGATACCGGGGCGGTCAGGCGGCCCAACGCTGCGACCGACATCCCGCTGGGCGTGTTGCAGAACGCGCCCGAGTCGGGCGAGGCTGCGGTAGTCCGGCTGATCGGCATCAGCAAGATCCAGTTGGGCGAGACAGTGGCGGAAAACGAGTGGATCAAGCTCGAATACATCGACGCGGCGGACGCCGGCAAGGGACTGGACGCCGATGTGGCGCTTGACCTGGCCATCGGCCGCTGCCTGGCCGGCGGCGACGAGGATGAGCTGGGAGAGATCCTGCTTTCAGGCGCGGTCCACCAGGTGAACGTGGCATCGTAGCCTGATGCCGGCTGAAGAATGAATCAAGAGGACTGAACAACTTTACAAGGAGTACACATCATGCCTCAACCGAACGTGAAAGAACTGATTGTTGCCGGGCCGCTGGCCGATGTCAGCATCGCCTACCGCAACCAGAGCTACATTGCCGATCGGGTATTCCCGATCATCGACCGGGTGTCGCCGCGGGCCAAGATCGCCCGCTACCTGAAAGGGGCCTGGTTCCGGGATGAAGCCGGGATCAGGGGCGCGGGCGGCCGGGCGCCGCGCGGCGGCTACCCGGTGGACCTGCTCTCCCTGGCCACCAAGGAATATGCCTTTGCCAAGGAAGTGACCGACGAGGACCGCCGCTTTGCGAGCGCCGCCGGCGCGCCGCCGCTCAAGCCGGACCAGGACGCCATCGAGTTTGCCGCCGGCAAGATCGACCTGTCCAAGGAGGTGCGGGTGGCCAACCTGATCCTGACCGGGACCTGGTCGGGAGTGGCCGGCGAGGACGCGGGCGGCCTGTGGGCGGCCGGCGAGGGCAACACCTTCCTGACCGATGTGCAGGCGAGGATAGAAACCATCCGCGCCAACACCGGGCTGAAGCCGAACAAGCTGATGATCGACCACGGCACCTACAACTCGCTCAAGCGAGAGTCCACGGTACTCGACCTGATCAAGTACACCGAACGCGCCGTGCTGACCAAGGAGCTGCTGGCCGCCATCCTGGAGCTGGACGAAGTGCTGATCGGCGAAGCGATCAAGTCAACGGCCAAGGAAACCAAAGCCGGCACCGACTTCACCGCCAGCAACATCTGGGAGAAGAACGCCGGCAAAGGCAGCGCATTTCTGTACTACGCGCCGCCGACTCCCGGTTTGAAGACGCCGTCGGCCGGGTACCAAGCCCGCGTCGCCTACGAGGATGGATCGCCCAGGCGGACCACGACCTGGCGCGAGGCGGCCGAGCACCAGGATGTCTACGAGGTGGCGGAGGAGACCGATATCGTCCAGACCGGCGCCGATCTGGGCTTCCTCTGGTACGACACCCTGCTGACGTAGCAGGTGGTGACCGATGAGCTACTGCACCATTGACGATATCAGCAAGCAGGTTCGGGAGGCCGAGTTGATCGGCCTCACCGATGAGGAGGACACCGGGGCGGTGGTCGAATCGGTGGTGACCGCGGCCATCGAGGCGGCCGACGTGGAGATCGACGGCTACCTGGGGGGCAGGTACGCACTGCCCCTGGCCACGGTGCCGGCGATCCTCACCAAGCTGGCGGCGGATATCGCGGTGTACAACCTCTATGCCCTGGGCGACGGGCCGCCGGAGAGCCGCAAGGAGCGGTACGACAACGCCGTCCGCTTCCTGCGTTCGGTGGCCGAGGGCAAGATATCGCTTGGGGCGAACGATCCGGCCGGCACCGGGGCGGCGGACAAGCCGGCGGTCTCCGCCGGGGACGCAGTCTTTACCCAGGACAGTTTAAAGGGGTTTTAACCTGGGATGGAAGCGCTGCTGGACGCCATCAAGACCAAGCTGCAGGGCAGCCTGGAGTATGTCCGCGACGTGGATGTGTATATCACCGAAGACCTGGGCATGATCCGGGCCTCGGGAGGTTACCCTGCCGTGGGCATCAAGGACGGGGGCACGGATTACACGGTGGAGGCCGGCGACCAGCGGGGCGAGGAGCTGACCGTGCAGATCGGTTGCTATGTCAAGCTGCACAAACCGGAGGCGTCCATCATGGGGGATGAGTCGGCCAATGAACCGGGCCTGTTGAAGATGGCAAAGGACATTATCGCCGCCCTGGACGATACCTTCTCAGGGCTGGTGGACCTGGCAGAGCCGGTGAGCGTCGGCGAATCGGCGGTCATGTTCGACGAGCGCCGCACCCTGCAGACCCTGACGGTGACCATGCGCTACTACCGGTGGAGGTAACCATGAAAGTCTATTTCCCGGGGCCTATGCCGGAGACCTATCATCCGAAACTGCGCCGGCTGGTCAAAGACGAAGTGTTCGACCTGGCCGATGACCAGGCGGAATTCTACATCGCTGTCGGCCTTTTGAAAAAAGCTGAAACCAAGAAATCGAGCCGGGCTGCCGGCAAGGAGTAAGACATGGCGAACGAAATCACCGGCCGCGAACTGATCGTCGGCCTGAAAAAGGCTACCACCTGGCACACCCCGGTCGCCTGCGGCGCCGGTGACGGCCTGCTTATCCTGTCCGACGGCATCAAGGTAACCACCCCGGTGGAGCTGGACGACTCCGCCGGCCAGGAGTGGATATTCCAGGCCGATCCCGGGGTCAAGGACATCAAGGGGACGCTGGATTGCTACATGCGCTACCAGGGCTTTGATGTGCCGCTGGCCCTGATCATGGGCACGGCCGGCGCTCCGGTGCAGCAGGAGGCCACCGCCGCCTACCTGCATACCCTGGCCCTGTCGAGCAGCATCTTCGGCAAGTTCGCCACCATGGCCCAGTTGAAGCTGTCCAACAAGGTCTGGGAGTTCCCGAGCCTCAAGCTGCACGGCTTCAAACTGACGGCCGAGATGAACAAGCCGGTCAAGATCTCGCTGGAAGGGATCGCCGACAAGCTGGACCGAGCCAGCGCCACCAACACCGCGGCGACCATGGCCAATGTCACCTATCCAGACCAGGTCAACCGGATATTCATGGACAAGAACACGGTGGTGCGGATCAACGACCAGTCCGGCGCGGCATTGGACGATACCATGAAGCTGTACCCGTCCTCCATTGAGTTCAGCTTCAACCGGCCGATGGACGCGGAGCCGGTTGCCGGCCAGGATGGTGTTGATGAGCCGATTGACAACGGCTTCCCGGCGGTGACCATGACCATGAAGTTTCCCAGGTACAACACGGCCAACGACGCCTTTTTCACCGATTGGGACAACTTCACCTCCAAGAAGATGGACATCACCTTCACCGGCAAGGTCATCGAGGGTGCCTACAACTACCGGTTCCGGCTGATTCTGCCGCATGTCAAGGTGGACCAACCGGAGGCGCCGGTGTCCGGCCCGGGCAAGATCCCTTTTTCGCTCAGCTTCCAGATCCTGGCCGCGGCCGCTGCCCCGACCGGCATGGCCTTTACCGAGCCGTTCCGGATAGAGATGATCAACAAGCGGACCACCGATCCGCTGGCGTAATTCAGGGGACACAGATGGAACAGCCAGCACTACATCTTGTCGATCTGATCGACACCCGGCTGGAGCAGCCGCCGGTGTGGATCGCCTACCCCGGCTCGCAGACCTTCCAGGTGTTGGTCCGGCCCCTGGGCAACCGGCGTGATGAGTTTCTCCAGAAAGCCCAGAAGATCGACTGGGACACAGCCCACATGACCCGGCGGGTGGTGGTCGATCAGGAGCAGTACCTCAAATTGTTCTGCGCCTATGTGATCGCTGACTGGCGGGGTTTGACCGTCGCGGATCTGCGGCGGCTGGTGCTGCTGGCCGAGCCGAAAAAATGGCGTTCCCTCCAGGGGGAGATCGGCTGCGACGAGGCGGCCAAGCTGCTGCTGATGCAGCATTCCCCGGCCTTCAGCGCCTGGATCAACCGGGTGTGCGTGGACGTGGAACGGTTC